TGATATGCCTGTGCAGTTATTGGCTAGGATATTTGTAATCAATCTGATATTATTCCGAATTACAATTACCAGGTGGGAAGAGTTCAAATGGATATAAAAGATTTATTAGTTAAAGCTCTCTATGAGAAAGAGAACTCTCGTGGCAGGTCAATACAAACAGAGATAGGTCCATCAGAGTTAGGTGGCTGTCGCCGTAAGGTCTGGTATAAATTAAACGGACAACAAAAGACTAATGGCGGAGAGTTAAAGCTCGCTGCAATTATGGGAACTGCTATCCACGACACTATTGAAAAGGCTTTTGCAAAGAATAAAGAAGTTCTACTAGAGCAGACTGTAGAACATAATGGGATGAAGGCCCACGTAGATCTCTACATTCCTGGGACAGGAGATGTAGTTGATTGGAAAACAGTGAAGTTGAAGAACCTCGCTTATTTTCCAAGCCAGCAGCAACGCTGGCAAGTACATACTTACGGATACCTAATAGAGCAAAGTGGATTGGGGAAGGTCCACAATGTGCATCTTGTGGCTATCCCACGAGACGGTGACGAGCGCGATGTAAAGGTCCACTCAGAGAAGTACGATTCTTCCATCGCGCTTGAAGCCTTATCTTGGTTAGAGGCTATCAAGACAAGTGAGGTTGCTCCTGAACCTGAAAAGGATGAGAGCTACTGTAAGTTCTACTGTAAATACTTTGACGCATCTGGTGAGATTGGATGCGTTGGTCTAAAAAAAGAACATACAAAGACTGAACTACCACTCATTGAATCCGATGAGGCAAGTAATCAGGCTTTGGAATATCTACAGTTAGATAACAAGATAAAAGAATTGACAACTCAGAAGGATGCTATCAAAGAAGCGCTGACTGGTGTTGTCGGGGTTACAGCTACAGGTGTTGAAGTTAGATGGACAGAGGTAGCTGGACCTAAGCAAGTAGATAAAGATAAAGTCCAAGAGATTCTTGGATTCGTACCAACTATAAAAGGCAAAGATAGTCTGCGCCTTTCAATCAAACATAATGGAGGTAAGTAAATGGCTGCACCAGAATCAACAAAGTTCCAGGTGAATTTCAAGACACCAGATGGAACTCTAATAAATCTTTATGCTGCAAGTAAGGAAGAACTGGAGGCGTTGCTAACAGCAGCGTCTGACTTTTCAGCACTTATTGTCAGCACAAGCCAAGCGTTTGGAGGCTCTGCACCTGCTGCTCCCGTTCAGCGTAGTCAGTTCAACGCATTAGACGATAGAGTAAATCCACCATCTGCTGGCGGAGAAGAAACAGTTGTAGATAAATACGGTAACACTTGGGTATACAACAGTCCGAGCGCACCAGAGTGCTCTCGTGGAAAGATGGTTCTAAAGCACGGCAAAGCTCAGGCAACTGGCAAGCCATACAAGGGTTGGTTTGATCCTGCTGCTGGTCCTAAGTGGACTGGTGCTAAGGTTCCAAAGGACCAACAAGCGGCAACGATTTGGGCGTAACACTATGCGAGAGCCGCGTGAATACGAGGCTCCGCTATGTGCACAAGTCGGAGGAGACCATTGGTTCCCAGAGGTTACTGGAACAAACAGTAGTTCTCGTTACCATACAAGTTTTGCGAAAACTATCTGCGGAAGATGTGTCCACCAAACCGAATGCGCTGAATGGGGTATACAGAACGAAAGATTCGGTATCTGGGGTGGCCTTACAGTCGTTGAATTAGAGGCTGCCAGAAGGAAAAGAAATATAAAACTGCCAAAGGAGGGGCGTAGTGCTTAGATTAGATAGAGCTTGGAAGTCTTCTCGCACTACAGCACAACCCCTACCTACAGTATGGAAAGATCTAGAGAAGAAAGATATAAAGTTTAGACGAGGCCAAGTATGTATGGTCGCTGCTGCGCCCAATGCTGGTAAGTCTATGTTCGCTCTAGTCTATACCATTCAGGCAAAGGTTCCTACTCTATTCTTCTCAGCAGATACTGATACCGCTACAGTAATGATGCGAGCATCTGCACATACAGCAGGTCATACTCAGCAGACAGTTGAGAAAATGATTACTGAAAATCCTCGCTACTATGATAAGTACTTGGAGAGTATGTCGCATATACAATGGGTCTTTGATTCCAGTCCTAATCTTGATGATATAGAAATGGAAATTAAGGCTTACATTGAACTCTATGGGGTGGCTCCAGAGCTAATCGTCATAGATAACCTAATGAATGTTGTTGCTGAATCTGATAATGAATGGGCAGGACTGCGCCAGATTATGGTTGAACTACACGATATGTCTAGGAAGACTGAAGCCTGTGTGCTAGTGCTACATCACGTCTCAGAACAGAGTGAGTATGGTAATCCAACTGAACCTTCAGCTCGCCGTGCTATTCACGGCAAGGTGAGTCAGCTACCTGCGATGATACTTACTCTTGGCTATAGCCCAATAGAAAATACTTTGAGGGTTGCACCAGTAAAGAATCGTTTCGGAAAGCATCAAGCAGATGGCAAGGATTATGTAGGACTCTTTGTAAACTTTGCTACCTGCCAGATAGCTGACTCTGATTCTTATGGCAGAGCAATCCGTAATTCCAATGTGAGCTCCTATGTCTAGCTACAACAAGGCTAAGGGTTCTAAGTTTGAGACAGATGTGATGAAGTATCTACGCAAACTAGGACACTTTGCTGAAAGACTTGCTAAGGCAGGAGCCAATGATGAAGGTGATATCGTCACCATAATCGCAGGTCAGACCTATATTCTGGAGTGTAAGAATAGAAAGTCATTAGATCTTCCGCAGTTCTGGGCTGAAGCCCAAGCTGAGGCAGCCAACTATGCGAAGGCGCGGGGGCTTGTGGTTGATCCTCCAGCCTTCGTCATAGTTAAAAGGCGTAGAGGTAGCATAGAAGATGCTTGGGTAATACAGAACCTAGAGAAATGGATAGAAAATGCCAGTACCACAAGGACAAATAACAACTAGCCAGATATTTACTACACCAGAAGTTAAAGAAGAACCAGTAATACCAGAAGAACCAACAGAGATAGAACAAAAGGAAGAGATTAGAGAAGAAGAATGATGTGTTCAGACTGCAAGGTGGCTGGTGAGTTTAACTCACAAGGCCAATACGATAAGGCAGAAGAGATGCACGGATACTGTAAAGGAGACTGCGCTTGCCATCACAAGACTGGTCCAGGGTGGTTCGTAAGAAAAGGTCAAAAGGCGACTCTGATGCAAACACAGTCTCCATAGCAGATGTCGTTAGACATTTTGGAGGAGAAGTAAAAGAGGGTCGCAACATATCCGTTCGTTGTTGTATGCACGATGATGCTCGTAAGAGCGCAGTCATTGATACCTATAACAACTTGTATTTCTGTCATACCTGTGGCAAGGGTGGCAACGCTGTTAATGTAATTATGGAACTAGAGAATGTGGGGTTCAAAGATGCTCTCGCAAGGGCAGGCGAAATTATTGGAGGAAGCGGCTCACCATTACGCACAGGAGATAAGTCCAGACGCTCTGCAATATCTAGAAGGACGTGGAATATCTGAGGAGATAGCAGCTAGGTATCGTCTTGGTTCTATTGTAGATCCGATAGAGGGACACCAAGGATATGAAGGCTGGATATCTATACCTTACTTCACTGCTTTAGATATCTGTGTTGGCTTTAAGTTTAGAAGACTTGATGATGGTAAGCCTAAGTATGGTGCGCCTGTTGGTCAAAAGTCACACCTGTTTAATGTCATTGCAACTATGTCTAATACCAGCAAGGTAGTTGTATGTGAAGGTGAGTTTGATGCGATAGTTATGGAGGCTAACTGCCAAGTGCCAGCAGTTGGAGTGCCTGGTGTTGCTGCTTGGAAGCCTTATTATTCAAAGTTATTCAATGGTTTTGATATGGTTTATGTAATCGGAGATAATGATGTGAAAGAAGATGGGACTAATCCTGGAGCTGAGTTCTCTAGGCGTGTCGCAGGCGAGCTAACGAACTCGCAAATCGTACAATTACCACCAGGTATGGACATAACAGACTTCTATCTGGTGAATGGACAAGAAGCAACAGCCAACCTAGTAGGAGGAGTATAGTGAGTGACTACAAAGAAGGAATTGACGCAGATGGCAGAGTATCTGAAGGAATTGGGGATGGTAATAGTTTCCATAGACTTCAAGAATGGTACGATTACAGTCAAGCCGATTCCGACAAGAGATTAGACGCGGAGTTCGTAGCTAATGTCTGGAGAATCCTTGACACCGCTGGCAATTTGCTCATCCGCAAACATAAAGATTATGGTCCAAAGAACATCTCTCACAGTCCAGGTGGAGCACTCAACGGATTACGAGTGCGTATGCACGACAAGGTGGCTAGAATCAATCACCTCGTTGATAGTGGCCTCTCTCCCAGCAACGAGTCACTTCGGGACAGTTTCCTAGATCTACTTAACTACTCTGCCATTGCAATGATGGTCCTGGATAAGACTTGGCCTGAAGTTCCCAATGACTGATATTAAAAGTGAACTAATTTTAGGTGACTGTTCAGAGGAGTTACCTAAGATAAATGTAAAAGAAAAAAAGTTTGTAATTGTGACTGACCCGCCTTTCAATATTGGGTATCACTATAACAGTTACAAAGACAATATGGGTTCGCAAGAATACTATGAGATGCTTGCCTCTATCTTTCAGTACTCTCCGTTTGTTGTTATACATTATCCAGAAGAGATATACAAGATAGCATTTCAAGTTGGCGAGTTTCCTGATAAAGTTGTTAGCTGGGTGTATAACTCCAACACAGCAAAACAACATAGGGATATAGCATTCTTTGGTATCAAGCCAGATTTCAAACAATATGGACAGCCATATAAAAATCCAACAGACAAAAGAATTATGCAAAGAATTGCTGATGGTAAAACAGCAAGGCTCTATGACTGGTGGGAGATTAACCAGATAAAAAATGTATCAAAAGAAAAAACAAAGCATCCTTGTCAAATGCCTTTAGAAGTTATGAAAAGAATTGTTGGTATCTTGCCACCTGATTACACAATAGTAGATCCATTTATGGGTTCAGGCACAACAGGATTAGCCTGCAAATTATTGAATCGTAATTTTATAGGCATTGAAATGGACGCTGAGTATTATGAGATTGCTCAACAAAGAATAAGAGATGCCAATGACTAACATTCATCCAGCTATCCTTGATATAGCTCCCAGCGTAGCCAATTCTATCTGTCGTAGGTTTCGTAATTATGTAGATAGAGATGATGTAAAGCAGGAATGCTACGCCTGGTATCTAACAAGAGTAGAACATCTAGATGAATTATTAAATGAAACTAATCCTATCCAGAAGGTAATCAACGAGAAGCGTATTGCTTGGCAGATGAAGCGCCACTGTGAGCGCTATGCTCGTAAAGAGAAGGCAGCAAAGGCAGGCTATCGTATAGGTGATGAAGCCTTCTATGACACTGCAACGATAGCCCAACTACTACCTCACGTCATCGCCTCAGTAATAGATAATACAGTCTTAGAACAGGCACAGAACCTCATCAATGATGGTCAGCCGCGTAAGCAGTCAGCTCCAGCAGAGGGCGGTAATCTACTTGCTACTCTGATAGATATTAAGAAGGCTTATCTAAAGCTAGAGATAACAGATAAAGATATTCTTATCAAGAGATACCACGAGAGCCTCACACTTGAGGCTATGGCAGAGTATCTAGGTTGCGCTGTATCTACTGCTGATCGTAGATGTCAGGCTTCTCTGCGTAAGTTGCAGAATAATGTGGGCGGGGAGAGTCCCTACCAGTGAAGTTACTTGATATTTTCTGTGGTGCTGGTGGTGCTTCAATGGGTTATCACCAAGCAGGATTTGAGGTTGAAGGTATAGATATCAAGCACGGCAAACGTTATCCTTTTACCTATCATAGATTAGATTTCAATACGTTAGATGTAGATATGTTAAGAGGATATGATTTTATCCACGCATCTCCACCCTGCCAGACTTTCAGTATCACAAAGAATCTTCGCAACGCTCAAGGTAAATCAACAGATAAGGTAGATTTACTGGAGCCAACTCGTAAGTTGCTTAAAGAATCAGGCGTTCCGTATGTGATAGAGAATGTTCCTGGCGCACCTCTCATCAACCCTGTTCAACTATGTGGTTCATCATTTGGTTTGAAGGTTAGAAGGCACAGACTCTTTGAGTCTAGCCTACCTCTTACTGGCTCTCTCTGTAAGCATAAAGAACAAGGCAGACCTGTTGGTGTCTATGGATCTATGAAGGATGAGATACCTAAAGGCGGTAAAACTGCTGAGTCTATAGAGCAAGCTCGTGCTGCTATGGGAATTGAATGGATGATTTGGGGCGAACTTGTTGAGGCTATACCTCCTGCTTATACAGAGCATCTAGGCAGACAGATATGGCGGTTGCTATCTTGAAAGAACAAGAGCTCTTTGACTATCTGAAAGGCACACACTTTCCCGACCTAGAAAAGTCAGAAGGGGTCTATGATACATTTGACTGTATCACCAATGAAAAGAATCTATACATAGAATTAAAGTGTAGGCATACCCACTATCCAGATTTGTTAATTGAAATCAAGAAGTATCGCAGGCTTATGGAATCAGCAGGTAGCCTCACCCCTTACTATATCAACTCCACACCAGAGGGGATATATGCCTTTGACTTATCAAGAGTTCCAGAGCCAGCTTGGTCTGAGAAGTGGATGCCTACCACCACTGAGTTTGCAGATACCAGAAAGATTATGAAACTTGTAGGCTTTCTCCACTTAGATTATGCTATACCTCTATAAGTGTCTGAACTGCTCAACTACCCTTTCAGTTGAGCGTTCTATCCACGCCGAAGTGAGTGCTCCCTCCTGCGCTGACTGCGGTGAAATAATGAATAGGGTCTGGTCCCCACCCCCGATTATGTTTCGGGGATCAGGCTTCTATTCAACTGACCAATAAGAAAACCCCGCAGTTAGCACTCTTGATCTGCGGGGTTTCTATTGCCAGTGAAAGAGAGATAACGCTGGCAATTCTATTCTTTAGTAGTGTTTATGGGTGAGAGAGAACTTGTAAGCCTTGCAAGGTGATCCATAACGCTCATCAATGTAACGTAAGCCTCGCAGTATTTGGAGTGCAGGTTCTCTACTTCTCTCTCCAAGGAGCTGAGCAATTCCGAAAGCACTAGAAGCTGGGTTCTGTGCGAAGTGGTCAAACCTGCTTTCATTGGTCCATAAGGACTTGAGGCACTCCCACTCTCTCCCTCTCCAACCAAACGCAACCCAGGCGTATTGCTTTGCCAGTTTTCTGTTCTCACTTTTCTCCTCCCAAGTAGCCTTCGTTCTGCTCATCTCCGTAGGTTTGCTCGGATCTAAATGTGTTGTTGTATCCATCTGCGTCAGTAAGAACACCAGCACTATTATCGGTAGCGCCAGTAATGTCCAGCCACGCCTTGCCATTAGCCTCATCAGATAACCTCTCCTGCTCAAGTATTTCCTTGTAT